GAGGTAGCCTCTTCTGCTGTCAAGAACAATTTATAATTGTTAGATGTAGCAAAATCTTCAGCCTGATTGAGATTTGGGAAAACATAATCCAACAATCGAAAGTCATTAAAGTTCTGACCCGATAAAAAGTAATATTTATTCATTTGCATCACCACCAGCTAGTATAAAAAACATAAAGTCCATCACCTATTGCTCGTTTAGCCTGATAAATGAAATCAATATCATTTTCAATTGATTTACTGTCAGGAGGATTATTACCAAAGAAAAACCCTTTTGTATTAGGAAGATTACCTTCTCTAACATTCTTCTCCAAATTTTCTAAATCTTCTAAAGTAAGCATAACATAATCACAATTGAACTCTCCTGTCCCACTCTTTTTGAAGAATAGTTCTTTCATCCATCCATGAAGATCATGATGCTTTCTCCAGTAAAATAGCTCATTCTTATCAAGTCCTTCTGTAAAGACTGGATTGATATCTTTCAATTCAACAACATCTTCTTTTTTAACTGAATAAGCAAACATATCAAGTCCCATGAGATACTCCTATATTAAACCATCACCATCCCAATACATAGACCAACGCCATGGCATCGACCTAGTTAATTTTTTTCCAAAAATCCACCATGTAGAACGAACATGCCTAAAAGAATCAATATCTCTCCAGTTTGACATCATTCTCGATCCAGACCATTCTCTGGATTTAATAAATATATTTGATCTAATGATCATGTCATCACCTCTGCCCTAATTATACCATAAAAACGGCAAAAAATCAATGTGATCATTCATTAAATGACCAACATGCAGAACAAATGTATTCATTAAGGACAGAAAAAATTCCAAATCCAGAGTAAGAACAATGATTGTTCCATGACCTAGAAATTGATATATCTCTAGACCAACACCAATTAGTATGATTACAAGAATTTGATCTAAGAATCATTATAAGCCCAACACCACCCAGAACAGATTTGACCACGATGGTGTTCAGAAAAAACGGTAAAACCAGAGAAAGAATAATCATCATTCCATGATCTAGAAATTGATATATTTCTAAACCAAAAATGATATATGTGATTGTTAGAATTTATTCTAGTAATCATGGTTAGATTCCATAGTAATTTATTTAATTGTCTGGGCAATATGTTGGTGCAATTGATTGACACTCATATTCAATTTCTGTGCTATCTGTTGCATGATACTAGGCAACTGATCTAGATCCATTGTGGTCGGTTTCGGAATCCCAGCTTTTTGATATAATTGGTCCATAACACCATTGTTGTTAGCAATTCTCCATAATAGATTTAAGTAATGTTGATTCTGTTTATATCTTGCTAAGACAGATAAGGCTTGCTTTTGCAAGTATTCATCATTGTCAGCATGTTGGGCTAAAGTCCAGAATTGCTCCCAATTCCTCTTAGAGAATTTACTATAGTCAAGATTCGGTAAAATTTCCTTCAACTGCGTAAGTCTTTTAGAATCGCCAAACACATCATCAGGTGTTGTCTGATACTTATCTATAAATTGTTTCAGATTAGCATCCCACAATTCTTGCTTGAATTCTGTGCCATATTTTTCGGTATAAGACTTGGAAAGTTCATTCCTCATAGATTGATCCATATCATCCCATTGCTGAAACAATCCAGAATATTTGGATTTACTATCATGGTTAGATTCCATAGTAATTTCTGAACGAATATCTCTGCCACCATAATCTTCTGGGGTTTTACCCACTTTCTTTATGCTCCAATAAATCTGATCAATCTTTTTATCATACCAAGTTGCTTCACCTTGTACATCACTGGTATTTCTGAGTCTCTTCAAAAATAAACCTTGATCTGGTTTATTGCCAGTGTGACGATTAACTGCACTTAATTGATTTCGAGGTATTTTTTCCACAAGCAAATTAAACAATGTTATGATGCTATCTTGCCAGTCTTCCATAACATCTGACTGCTCAGGTGAATAAAAAAATAAAGGCTGTACAATTTTATCACGCTGCATAGCCTCCCAATCCCAAGGTAAACTAGCAAAAGCCTTTACATATTTCTTTGGAAATACCTCTTCTTCATTTTCATTCTGAGAATATGCCTGTTGGTAATTACTCGTTTTTGAGTTCAAGAGTCTTAGCAAGACTTTGTCATTACCTGTTTGGACAACATCACTATCTTTTGTCATTGCTAAACATTTTGCTTTATCGCCAGATAGCCATGCCGCAGTTCCCAAGTAGTATTTTGCTTCGCCCGGACTTTCTTGCCGAGCCTGCTGTGCAGCCTTTTTCATCATACTTACTGCTAATTTTATGTCGCCAGAAAAAGCATGTCTTTGCGCTTCATGCCAAGTATCAACCCAATCATTGCTCATCGGGTTGCTGTCGCCTTGATACTGTTCATCGCTCTCATTCAGCCATTCGGCAAAAGAAAATTTATTTTTTTTAACACAATTTGGAACAGTTCTATTACCTTTCTTTTTCATTCCTACTTGCTTATAGCCTTCCCAACAAGCTTCATTCATAATTTTACCTCATTAAATTATATATCCCTTATTCAAACTTTGTAACATATCCACAACCAAACTTTTCGTGTAAATTTTTGCACCATTTAATTACTTCTTCAGGTTGCAAATCTTTACTCATAGTAACTACGAAGTGCTGATCGTCTTTGTCTCTGAAGTATCCATCAAAACTATATCCATCAGGAATGATTCTTTCTGGTGTACTATATTTACTGGTTCTCCAAAATTTAATAATAACAGAAAACTTTCTACCAATACTATCTTTTTCTGAATAACTCCAACATTTATCATGTTTATCATTTAAGTGATCATATGTTTTCTCAGCTTTAAATCCAGCGGAGATGATGTCTTGTTCTGTCATGATTCTTCTTCCCAACAAGATGACCACAATGAGTTCATTAATCCACAACAAGATAAATTCCATGTAGTAAATTTTGACCATCCAGATTCACAAACATATATTTTTTTACGATAATTCCAACCAGAAAAACCTTTACCATTAAAAACGCATCTATGATTACTATTGCTCCAAATTGAAGAGCAACTAAATGTGTTCAGCTTCATGATCATAGAATAACCCTCTTTGTAATTAAATTATAACAAAAAGGATATTAGCGTCAAACAAAAAACCACCTGTATTATTAGTACAGGTGGTTTTCAGAAACTTGTTGATACATCAATCATCTAAATTAAAATAAGCCCAATTTGGCTGATAAATCAGCTCTACTGCATTCAAACTGATGATTACAGAACTACCAATTGGATCTTCCGAGTTAGGCTTTTCGGAACTAGAAGCCCCAGAAGACTCTACAGCACGAGCTTGGGCAAGGACGCAGCAATCGTCAGTAACCTTGCTCAAGATGCCTCTGTAGTTGAATCTAGCGCATAGAATGGCAACTGGTTGACCAATATACTCATTCATAATGGTAGCCATGTTACTACCAGTTGACTTCTCTGGTGATACACGGGAAAAAGTCCTTTTAACAGCCATCTTGATACTCCTTTGTGTTAATAAAACCTAATTAGTCAGCAACCTTACGTTCTTTTTCAACTGCGAGTGGATCGTACTCACGTTGACGTGATACGCAAATCCATTCATTTTTTGGTAATGTGATCACGTCATGTTCATCATGACCGATCTTGATATCTTCATGTTCCGATAGAACATAGATATCTCCATTTTCATCTACGAAAGATTGCATTTCGGAGATGGAAGGACTCATGATCTTATGAGAATGTCCTGTGACTTCTCCATAAGCTAGGATGTTGTCTGTCTTCTTCTTCAAATTGTTAGGAATATTCTTAACAGTCTTGAAGAAAATATCGCCTTGTCGTGCTTGCATAATAAACTCCTTAACACCAGAACAACGAACACGATTATTATAACACGATCACCCACCTTTGTCAAAAAAATTATTCAACTTGACTAAATTAAAATGTTGCTCAGATGGATATGTAGTTAGAACAAAACAATTGAGATACAGGAGTTTGTTATGCCAACGTGTAAAAAATGTCAAAGTCACTTTCCAAATCATATCAAGATAGATGGTAAAGATAAAAATCTTAGTAACAGAAAATATTGTTTAGATTGTTCTCCATTTGGTTCTCATAATACCAAAAAATTAGAAACAGGAAAGATAAAACAAATAATAGAAAATAACGAAATAAAAAGAAAATGTATTAAATGTAATGAATATAAATGTGTCAATCATTTTCACGAGATAAAGGGAAAAAGAAAATATTATTCTTATTGCAAAATTTGTTTGTATGAAATACAAAAAAATAGATGGCTAGATCGCAAAATGGAAGCAATAAAATTAATGGGAGGAAAGTGTGTAATCTGTGGGTATTGCAAAAACTATGCGGCAATGGAATTTCACCATTTAGATCCATCAGTTAAAGAAATGACATGGGTAAAAGCAAGGGAAATGAAATGGAATAAAACTATTGAAGAAATTAAAAAATGCGCTCTTCTTTGTGCCAATTGTCACAGAGAAACACACAATCCAGATGCCTCATTGACACAAACAAGAGAAGCTAACCCATTATTAGTTAACACTTTAAAACCAACAGGAAATTGTCCAAATTGTCAAACTGATGTTTACAATACGAAACATTGTTCTGTTCAATGTGCTGCTGCAAGTAAAAGAAAAGTTAATCGTCCAACAAGAGATGAATTGAAACAACTTTTAGAAAAAAATAATTTTTTACAATTAGGAAAAATGTTTGGTGTTTCAGACAATGCAATCAGAAAATGGGTTAAATTTTATGATTTAAATTAATAATACCGCTGGCGAGAGTCGAACTCGCATGGCTTTCGCCGTCCGCTTAGAAGGCGGATTCAGGTCCATTTCTGAGTCAGCGGCATATTGTGTGAACAATTTGTTTCACTTGTCCACACAAGTATTATAGCAAATCTGAACCAATTTGTCAAGCGTCATCAATGTCTTCCTTCCATGATTCTCCTTCATCGTCGTCGTCTTCGTCGTCAAGATCATCATCTTCATCATGTTTTTCTCTAAGATTTTCCATAACTTCTTCTGGAATATCATTTGGATTTTCTTTGATCATTTTTACAAAATGGTAATATTTTTGAAGTTGCTGAATTGCTGCAAGAAAACTTTTTTCGACATTTTGGTATTCAAACATAATATTTCTAATATCTTTATTATTGTTAGCATATTCTCCGAGTACAGTTGTAACGATTTTGATTATGTACTGAATAACATTTGGATCTATTTCAATAACTTCTTGAATTTCTGGAGGCAATGATTGCTTTTGAACATAATCATTTATATAGTTTTCATCCTTGACACTGCTTTCTTCTCTGATATACTCATAATATCCCTCACAGAAGTCTTTGATAGATTTAACGCTATCTTTGCCAAAGACTTTAATGAATTCTTTCATGTTATGCTTAATTGTGCATTTGTTTTCTGCTGGAAATATTTTTTCAATTTTAGTTCTATCACAAAATTCGCAATCTCTTTCTTTGTAATTACAAATTTTGCATCCATATTCTGCAAAAGTAAAAATAATTGAGGTTGCCAGCATATGAGTTGCGCCAAGGGGAATGGAATTCTTTTCCCCAAAGCAAGAGCATTTGAATTGTTCTCCCTTATCGTTCTCAAAATGCATGACATAAGTTTTAATGTTCTTTGCTTTTTCGTTTACAAATTTTTCTATTTTTACCAAAGATATATTCTTTTTGCACATGAATTCTTCGAGTAGACCAGTCATAACATTTTCAAATACAGATCGTCCGTTCCCATGTACATTTTTATGTGCATTTCTATCTTCCATTTTGTAGATAGAGTTTTTAAGAGTTGTTGGAACAATTTTACCTTCATAGAAAAAATCAGAATTGCGCTTATTCATAACATGACCTCCTTGTGGTGAACAACCATTATACCATGTTTGACGACTGATGTCAAGATATCTTGCCTGTCATGTAATATTCAATAATTTTCTTAGTTTTTTCTTCTACTCCAAAAAATATTGCAGGATTATTTTCCCAAAATTTAACCAATCGGTCATAAAAAACCAAACTCTTGTTGCAATGTTTCTCAATTAACAATTTAAACTTCTGTGGGTCACAACCACATGTTATTGAAAACAAAAATAAGATAGAATTAGATACTTGAGAACATTGTTGCCCAAATTTGTTTGTTCTTAAGAAACTATAAATATAATCCAACTCATTTGATCTTGACTGATACTGTTCAAAATAACTAATATTTTTACAAAAATATTCCATTTTGTCACAAAAATCTTGAATTAATAATTTATTGGAAACTTCACATGATTCATACTTCAATTGAGGAAAACAATTACCAGAAGAACGCCAGAAATTGATGACAAATTTATCTATTAAACAATCAAGAAAACATGGATTTTCTTCGCAATATTTGTCAAAAGTATTAGCAATATAAGTCTTGTAAGATATGAAACGAATTTTATTCTGTTTCGTATATCTCCTCATGAACTCTTTGTTCTTTTTAAGATCTTTTATCAAAAGAATTTTATTTGTTTCTGATGTAAATTTATTTGGTAAATGGTTAGACTGTTTGGTCAAGGATGATATACGTTTTTGTAATTCATCAAGATTTTTGTAGAGCAATATGGTACTTGGAACAATGCTATTTATATCTACGCTTTCAGGACGAAGATAATGCATTGCTTGATATTCAATGAAGTAAACAGTTCTTTTATCAGTGATGATGTCCTCTATTATATCTTCTTCGCAATTATCATTACTTTTGATAAATGTGTTTGAATCAATGTCATATGTGTGCAGAACAATGTTCTTAGCAGTGTTTTTAGCTTTTGATTTAACATTACTTTTATACAATTCTAATGCTGAGCATTTTGAAATAAATTTATTATTAATTTTATTGTAATCTTTAAGGATAAAAGCGTATTCTTCTTTTACAACTAAGAATGACACGACATTTCTATTAAGAGACTTTGCTTTTCTGTTTACCCAAGACCTGATGGTTTCTTGAGATGCTTTAGTGTCGTTTATCAAAAAGAAAAGTGTTTCTAAATTTGGGTCTTCGCTAAACTGAAAATCTGTATTAGTAAAAAGTTTGTTTGTGATATTAGAACTATATCTACATATTTTGTAGAAACGACCTATTTCTATTGTTTCGTTATAATAGATTTGTGGGGTAATGAAGGCATAATCTGATAATGGATTACCATTCCATGTGAACGCATTTGCAGTTGTGAGTCTGTCATTATGGAAATGTTCATCATAAAACTTCTTACAAATATTCAAAAACAACATTTGGGCATTAATCTTGCTTTCGCATTTGTTTAAGCTTTCTTGAATGGAGCCATAAAACTCATTGTCAACTTTTGTGATAAAGTTATTAAGGAATTCAATAGTGCTAGGTGTGTAGGAAATTTGTTCTCTAGAAGGAGTTACTTCGACAGATCTTGGAGGAACATGGAAGCAAATTCCTTTGGAACAATTTGTGAAATATTGTTTGCTAATTAATGGGTATGCTTGATTAAGTTCTGGATATATTTTTTTGATATCGAGTCTATATCTGACGTTGTTCATAACAACCCAAGTGCCAGATTTTTTAGTATTGTCCCAATTAGGACCGTATTTATATTCTGGACTTTCTGTAAAATATTGTAATTTAATGTTGACGATTGGTCTTATTTTGAAAACATCAAAAATATCTTGTGCTTTATCTTCCCATTCTTTTTGAGAATAGCTAGATAATGGAACAATAATTTCCAAGCCATTCTTTTCGCTTGTTGGTTCTTCTTTAAGCATAGAAATACTAGGAATACCATCTTTTCGACAGCAATTGTAATAGAATTTCTTACCATTTATGTATGAATTAACATAAAAGGAATTTGTAATTGCAAATGGACTTTTACATCCAAGTCCAAATGCGCCTGTATAAACTTTGCTTCCTATTTTTGTTGACGAAAAGAATACTGTAAACACATCTTCGATTTGATCTGCTTTCAATCCATGTCCAAAATCTCTTATCTTGAAATAACTAAGTGATGATGTAGGAAGTGTGACTTCAAATGGAATTTGTGGTATACCTGCTTCAGCGTGTGCATCGGCAGCATTGCATGAAAGTTCTCTTATGACTGCTGAAACTTTATCTGAATAGAGATTACTGGCAAGAATATCGAAAGCCTTTGGACTGCTTTCAATACGAAAATTAAGATCTGACATCCTTGTGCTCCATAAAAATCTGTTTGTACTAAAAAATTGTAACAAACAAACGATCAGAAGTCAATATCTGTTCCTTTGGAATCTGCAATATTTCTTAATATTTTGGTTGGGGATATTATTGTTTCATAAAAATTATGCCATAAAACAACTATTTTCTCAATTGATTTATTGACTATGTTTTCTGGCAAGACATTTTCTTCAACAACAGATTTGGATATCATTTCTTTTCTAGAAGAAATCACCTTTGGATTACTGACAATTGCGTCAACAAAAACGCCAAATAATTTTATCTGATCACTTGGAATGTTTTTAACCATAAAAGATTCTGGTTCGTTGATTTGCTCTTTGATAATTTCTGCTACTTCTTGATTGCTCACCTTCATAATGCGTTTAATCACCAAGAACTGTTGAACCATTTGATCAGAGAAAGCTCTAGCTTCGACAAATGACTGATAGTATTCGTTGTATGTCGAATTTTCATCATAATATTGTTTAAATCCATGTATGAAACAATCGTGTAAGTGTCTTGCTTCATGATGAATTATTCCAGCCAATGCAAGTACATCAAGACTTGAGTATTGATGTGGAAGCAAAATAACATTCATTGTTACGAATATTTCACCTGTTCTGGGACTTGTGTCCATTCTTACTTGAAATGTACAGACTTTATAATCTAGCACAATAGTACCAGTAGCATTGCCGAAACGATCAATTTTTGGCAAAGAAGAAATGTCATGTCCCAATGCTCTTGCTTTACTGATTTCAGACTTTCTTATTTTTTGAATTTCTTTTTTACTCAAATTGTCTACAATCAAAATATTTCCCATTATTGGTTTTTCATATACTAATTTTGTAACATTTTGATATGGTCCCATATTGGCTCCATCATGACCAGAAGCATACATTGCAACAATTTGATTTACCATACTAATGTTGGAGTTTTTCTCGCCTAAAGCATGAGCCATAGCAAAACATTCTTTAAAATTAATAATATCGTTTTGTTCTGGTAGATTTTTAAGCATGACATCGACAGTGTTAGGAATGTCTAAATCACCGGAAAAAGCTTCCATAAATTCATAAAAGTTTAACATGAACTATTTATCATGGATGCAAAAATATTTTCTTGTTAAACTCAATGTTTGCAAATTCATAAAAGTTTTCAATTATCCCTGAAATTAATTCATCATCGTTCATGTCTGGTAATTCTTTTACTTCATTTGTTATGTCCATCAACCTTTTAGGATTTGTTTTAATAGTTTCAATTAAAAACAAAAGATTCGCATAATATTTTTTTTCTTTTGGTGTATTATTAGTTACTTTTTCCAATATTATCTTGTAACTTTCAGTGTAATCAAGTTTGTTTTTTTTAGAAAAAACAGCCACAAAATAAAACATTTTATCAAAAAAGTTTTTAGACTTATTGTTTTCGCACACTTGGTCAGTCATGATTTTATTCCTTTAATACAAAATGAAATTGTCGCTGGTGGGACTTGAACCCACAAGGAAGTTACCTTCCGAAAGATTTTAAGTCTTTTGCGTATGCCGATTTCGCCACAGCGACTTTACAAACAAGGTGCTACTACAAAATAGTAATAGCACCTTTGGTTTTAATTAGTCTTCGATAGCCATTTCAAGATTATGTTCAGTCTTGAAATAAGCTCTAAGCGCACGTTGCATTACGGTGGTAATGCTCCGTTCTTCCATCTTGGCAATTCTGCGAAGTTCGTTGCCCATATTGGGTGACAAACGCAGAAGGATTGAAGTTCCATTAGCGGTCTTATCTGCTGTCTTTTCCATCTTATCTCTCCTATCTTCCTTGATTAATCTATCATTATTGGACAGTCCGATAGTGATAGATTAACTGAATCGTACATTTTTACGATATGATCTCTTCCGAACTTGTCAAGATAAGTTTCATAAATTTTTTCATAGCTATCAAAGTCAATTTTTACATCTTCTTTGCGTAGCCTATCCCACATTTGTTGTTTCAATTTGCCAATTTTTTCTAACAAGTCATATGTTTTCAAGAGTTTTTTCCCCAACTTTTGATTCAAGATATTCGATGATTTGCTGAATTCTGAATCCATCAGGTATGCTGTCTCTAAGATCAAGTCTGTCTCCCAGAAAATACCCTAATTCCATCTGATCCAAACTATCGATACCAATTTGACGAAGTGTGAGATTCAAATTTTCATCAATTTTAAAATCATCAATATAATCTCTAATTAAATCTTGCATCAGTCCTTTGATATTCATTGCAAATGTCCTCCATGTGGTAATAGCGGTCAACTGTTATTGAAGCATCAAGACCGATCCCGTCTTGATTTTGGTGGTATATCGTAGGAGCGAGGTACGGAGATAGACTCCCCTACAACAATAAGATGTCTGACAAAGCATCTCCAGTTGACCGCTTGATTCTTTCAACAACACCATTGTAACAAAATGCTGTTGTTATGTCAAGTGCCTTTTGTTGGGACCAACGGCAGCACTTTGAAGTTTCTTAGCAAATGCAAAGAAAGTATTTACAAAATGCGTTTCCTTGTTAGCTTTTCTCAAACAAGCAAACAATACTTCTCCAATTTCAAAAGCATATCTTTTGCTTAAAATAATCTGGTTAAGTTGATAAAACTTAACAACAGAATATTCATCAGAATCATTATAAAAAGCTTCTTCTGCACTTAAACAATCATCAATATCTTTCAAAAACAATTCGTGTGATAATGCTGTTTGAGATTCAAGACCAAGAATTATTCTGAGTTGTTTCAAAAACTCATCGCTGCCTTTGATAATGGTAATTCCACGCCAAGAATCAACATCAAATACAACTGATTTCAAAGTTGTTTGATCAAGATCATTTCTTTGAGTACTCATAGCTAAGATCCTTCCATGTTAAGGCTACTCTTTATCGCAAAGAACATAGCCAATACCATAACCAGTAATCATATTAGACTTATGCTTGGTAGTTTCTTCGTTTGGGACCAAGCGAAAATAGGGATGATATTGAGTGCCAATAGATTCTATACTAATAATTTGGCACTTGACACCAAGGTAGGAGACAATGTCTCCTACCTTGATCGACACACTTTCGTGTTGTGTCATTTTCCAAAATTACTAAACAAAGTTCTAGCGATAACTTTAATCAAGTAATTCTGGAAATCACGAGAACCATCATTTGCTTTGGTAATATGATGGGTCAATTCTTCGATAACTGTGTGAAGCAACATTTCGTTAAGACCTTTGTCCATCATATTGTTATATGCGACAACGTCCTTTTCCCAAAAGCCAAACACAATTTGATTGTTGGATTGATCGTGATCAAATCCTTTAACTACAGGCATCTCTCTATCATTAACAAGCCCTAATGATGAAAGCTTATCCCAGACGATATTTGTAGCTTGTACAAAGTCTTCTGAAGGATCAGTTATTTTCTTACCGTCAATCTCATTGCTTGTCAAAACATCAGTATCACTGCTGATACCAGAATTTTGAATAAACTTGACATAGTTTTCTGGGATAATTACTGGTTTGTATCCCTTGTTAACGCACAAATCGTAAGTAAGTGCGCTACAAACAACAGCTTTATCTCCATGAATACCATCCCATGCTTTCTTCCAAATCTCTTTCCTTTCGCTTGGAATATAACTGAACTGATAACTTGAGAATGTGTGTTCCCAATATTTAGTATTTTTGCCAAAACTACTCAATAGAGTTGACAGATAACGAGGTTCTGCTAGTTCGCAAATATTACTAGCAGCTTTATTCATGGCTGTCCATGAATCCACGCTACGAGATTCATTCATAGTGATATCATCGACGTTGTGGTCGAACAACGATTCTTCTGTTGAATTTACTTCACAAACAAGAACACCACGACGATAAATCATGGCACCTTTATTTGCAGTAACATTCATTCTACGCCGAGGGAAAACAGCACTTTCAAGCAATTCTGGATTTGAAAAGTGCAAAAACCAACTGCCAATGTTGTTGTAGAACTCTTGGACAGCTTGTGTCAAAGGCAAGAACACTCGAACAGTTCCAGCCTTAGCACGAATCTGATGTTCATTTACAATCTCGATCACAACGCTTTTATGATCGAGATTCTGAAGATAACAAGCATCAATCGCATTACTGACAAATTCACGAATTGCGAATGAAATATCAGTCCAGTCAATAGACCCGAAAGACAAAGTGTGATTGAGAACTTCTCTCTTCTTCACAGATTTGCCTTTATTATCCTTTCCAGAATGGTTTACTCCTACCTGATATTGAGTTTCAGAACCAGTAATACTATCAAGCTGAATAGGTTGTGTGAAAAACTCCAATTTCTGATTTTCATTAAAGATAATTGGATTGATTGATTGACGAAGACAGAGAGCAATAGAGTGATTCCCTCCAGATCCAAATTGTCCAATAATACGCTTATCTTCTTTCTTAGCTTCTCTCTTAGTGGTTGAACCCCAGATAGTCCAAAACTCTGAACTGATTGGGTTATTAACAACATTCTCAATCTTCAAATACAACATATCAAACTCTCCTATTAGGAACACGGTCACTTTGGTAATAATCACAGCTTCATTGCCGTGACACAAGTATTGTAACACATTGCATCACGGCTGTCAAGGGCACTTTCGGATCAGCGATTCATATTCTTTACTCGTTCTTTCACAACGAGCCAATCAGGGTCAAATCGATCAGGAGGCAATGGGACATTTGGGTCAAAATCAAATTCTTGATCAGGTTCTGGTTTTGGCTTTGGTTTTTGTACTGGTTTTTGCTCTGGTTTTCTAAATTTATTATTAGGTGAAAATATGTCATCTTCATCTTCATAAATATTATACTTTTTAACTTGTACTTTTTTGTTTGGAACAGGATTAGTCGTGGATTTTTGTTGAGGACTATATTGATCCTGAATTAAATTGTGCTGCTTAAAAAAAGACTTCCACATAGCAGATGAGTGATATTTATTTTCACAACTGCTATTAGGATATGGTCCAAAGTCTACATTTGTCTTATTTAATTTTACTGCTGCAATGTAAATAAAAGCTTCTCTAGAAGCTTGAACAACCATGCTATTATAGTCTTCAGCTAGTCTAAAAAGACTTGGACTAACTTTTGGTTTTAAACCTAGAGAGAAAGCTGCTGCTACTCTATGTGTAGTATCTCCAGAATTAATTGCTATATTTAGCAATTCTTCATTATTGTTAATATGCCTAGCTATATTTGTGGCATTGATTCTTAATACTAAAACTGCTTGCGTAGGATTACTAAATGGATCACTTTCATAAGATGCGGCTTGCAACATAAATTGCAATCCATTTTGAGAAAAAGCAAGCGCAACGGCAAACAAAATCATATTCAGCCTCCTTGACAAAAGAACTACCCCAACAAGACGATAACAACATCTTGTTGATTCCACAACATCAGTTGGTGGATTCCATTTCCCACCAATCAAAACATTCAATTTTTTCTGGCAAGTATTTAATTCTTTCTAAAATTTCTCCAACAATTTTATCGCAATTTTTCGTATGATTTACCCATTCTTTTTCTGAAAATTCATATGGATAATAGTAATTTATTTTTTCTGCTCCGTGATATGGTATTTGACCATATTCGTCACATAGTTTTTTAAGTAATTTTATTTCTTCTTTGTTAACACCCTTAATTCCGAATTCTTGGTCTTCAAAATCAAAAATGTTCATAAAGCCTCATTTTTTAATAGTGAATAAAAAGTTTTCCTCCTTGTAAACTTCTTCTCTGTTGATTATCGCATTTTTTGGTGCAGATATCCTAATCTTAGCTCGTCCGCTAGTTGCTTTATTTAGATTAATTATAATTTTTTCTCCACAAATTTCAATGATAATATTTTCACCATTCTTACGAGTCAAAAGCAAACTACCCTTAATGTCTTCCATGATTAACTCCTTGTTTAAAACTTTTGCCACGACCTGCGGCACAACCATAGTACCACATTATTCGACCTGTGTCAAGCTGGCACAAATGAATAGTCCCTGCTGTTCTCCGCAAAGCTTTTAGCTTCTTCTTCTGACTTAAATCTAGGTGAATCTGATTCATGCCTTACCAAAGTTGTGTTATAACCACGAATTATAAGATAATACTTATATCCTTCATCAGCACTCTTAGACCAATTACATGGAAAGAATCTATAATTTCTTACTTGAAATGCTTTTTTAAGCTCCTTCTCTTTAGATTTTTTTGGTTTTTTCTTATTCTTATAATCACTACATGTCATAACAACATACTCCTTCACAAGAACAGTGGAGCATTCTGCATTTTTAATGTGCAGCTTCGTTACACAAACTCAGGCATCCACTAATAAGATTGTATCAGTTTTTGATGCCAATGTCAACTACATAGTTTTATGAACATTAGTTTTAGAAATTACATTGAAACATATGCTGACATGGGATTTCATCTTGGCGAATATGATGTTTTAAATGTTTTTGACCAAATCCCAGAAGATAAAAACTTCGCAGAAGTATTTATGTATGGTAAAAAAGCACTCAATATTGCTCAAAATTTAGATAAAATATTAGGCATGAAAAAAATGATTATGCTTCTTGGACCAACAACAAATACACTGATTAGTAACGGCGTTTCCATATTAAAGATATTAAGACATCCAAAGAAACTATCAAACTGGATAGAACTTAAAAAAAATCTTGTAGAACTATCAAAACTAGCAGCAATTAATCCATTAATTGCTGGACCGATAGCTATCGGAACTACTATTATAACTGGAATTGAAGACGGAAAAGAAACAGTTTTGTTGTTGACAAAACTAGCTTCATCAATTTATTTCTATCTAGAAAGTATTGTAAGAATAATGAGTAATAGCAAATTATCGTATGTTCGGAAACTTGCAGAACATTTGAAAGATAGAGTAGCAGCAGTTATGCCAAAATCAAAGATGCCACACTAAAAATATACACCACCGGGTTTTTCGGTGGTGTATGGCAAAGTGATACAATGTATATAGTGTCGAACCGAGACAATATTATATAGTGTTGAATTTAAAATAATTATTAAAAAAATCATCCTTTACATTTGCATCCCTTGCATTTGCAAGGTTTGCAGGAACAATTCTGGCATGAACCAGTTGTACAACCTTTACATTTACATTCACATTTCATATGCTCTTTCCTTTCTATAAAATTAGAGAAAGAATATTCTTCTTTTAATTTGCGAGGTTTTCTCGCAAAATCTTTTGCATCCTCAAGAGATATGCCTTTAGCTATTTTTCTCGTACTTGGAGTACAATCACCTGTTTTTTTGCAACGAACAACTGCGCCGAATAATTTTCTCTGTTTTTCTGACTTAGCTGGCATCTATCCTCCAGCCATATTTACCAATCAGACAAACATTTTCTTAAATATTTGTGGCTGTTCAGGTGCAACAGATGGCTGATCTTTAATTTTCCAGTGATAGAAAGACTGAATAACATACTGATCATCTCTACAGATCAAATCATCACGCCAATGTGGCATTTTATTTCCAAGAATTAAAGCAGCCTGACCCGGTTTTGTTTCAAATGATGCAATCTTCCCATTATCAAGCTCAACATGAAGCTCCCAAGGTTTATCAAGATTACTAAATGTACATAAGGATAAAGTAAGATCAAGTTCTTTCCTGTCTATATGTCTCTTTAACATTGCTCCATTATAATAAATTCTAGTATAAGAGTTTTCCTCAACAATATTTTGAAGACCTGTCTTTTCCTTTATGAGAGGGGTTAACTCTTTTAACAATTTTTCATATTCAGGAATTCTCCCACTACCATAAGAATTGGCATAATGAGTTTTATCTGCTTCATAATTCAACTTTTTATCATCTTTGTATTTAAGAGCAAGTTGATTGAGAATTTCACATCTTTCAAGAGTGATTAGTTTGTCAAAAAATATATGCATAATATATTCTAGTGATATAAAAATGTAATTTTTTCATCGTGATCCATAATTTCTCCAAAAATTTCAAACCCTAAAGACATGTTTATCTTTTTTGGATAATCTAAAATCTCAAAGATATATTTTCCCATATTTACTTCAAGAAACTTTCTACTTAACGATGTTGATCCATGAATTTTTCCGGGCATATTTCTTCTTGAAAAGTCTTTACCCATATTAACATCGGTGAAAAGAGGAACAATAATTTGGTTGTTTCTCCTTAACACCATGATAACTGCTGCCTGTATTTTGGCATAATTTACACAAACATCTTTTCTATTCAACGTTCCATCATTGAATAAAGGAATGTAATAGTCTTCAATATCTAGGTTGGGCAAAAACCGCTGTCCAAAAATCCCCACATTTCCCAGTCCCAACATGGCAAAAGAATCCATTCTTCATCATCTCCCTAGAGTTATTACTAATCTTCATCTGATTGAAAGCATCTTGTGCTGTCTTAGCTAAGTTTACCACAATCTCTCCACTGTCTGCAACAGGATATTCTAGCTTCATAAGCCTGAATTGCAAGGTTATTCCTTTAGGTTTATTTGTAAACTGATAATACTGATAATTGAATTGTGAACTTTCTCTCGCAACAACATTCAGTTCATGTATTTCCTCTAATGGCATTAACCCATTAATCCTGCGTTCTTGATTAATCATATTAATCAATTCTTTTAGTTGCTGCTCTTGCTCTTCATCAAAAGATGGAATTGGTCGTGGTTCTACAAAAAATGTAGATTTTATCCATTTAAGAATAGAAGCAATAAAATTCATGATTTCACCGTCTTCTGTGCGTATTTCAAAGCTCTGATGAGAACGTCTATTTCTGTGTGATTCGCATAAGCTACACGAAGAACACCTTTTTCGTCTTCATAAATATTACAAACTTTTGTTTTTGTGTCTCTGAAAATAATTCTATAAAATTGTTCTGAAGGAAATCCAATGAGATAAATTTCCTTTTCGATTACAAACTCGTCCTTAACTTTCATGACTACTCCTTGTTAAGAAAAACAACACGATCATTATACATAAGCATATGAGAAAAGTCAAATTACAACTTGTGATTGAAAAAGAATGTGAACTTCCAGAAAATTGCACAAAAGATGATTTGATCAAAGAATCAAAAAAAATAAAAAAAATCCTCGACATGGGTTATCATGTCGAGGTTAAGATTATTGAAGAAAACGATTAGTCAAGCCACTGAGTCTTGTTCTTAAGATCAATTCGCCTGATTTTATTAGCAGAAACATGGGGGCTGTCTGCATAAGTAAACATAACCGATGGATCAGCACATCCCCAAGTCAAGATGTTGCTAAGCTCTTCAGGGGAACATGCCCAAGAATCACTACAATAACTTGTTTCTACTGGGTCAATACCAATTCCAATATTGGTAATCTGCGATTCAAACATGTCATTTTCATTTGCGTAATCATAAATATTCATGTTGCTCTCCTTTAATATAAATGAGTGACTAAAAACAAAACGGGGGCACCTTGGAAGAATTAACTTATAAATTTCACAACAGACTAAGTAATGTAGTTTGGGAAAATGGAAAAATAAAAAAAGATATCAAGTCAAAGCTTGTCGATATAGCATACTTATGGATGCGTGAAGCAGACTTGCCTGATGATATCATAGAAGATATAGTTATAACCGGAAGTCATGCAGGTTACAACTATACTGAATATTCTGACATAGATGTACACATTATTGTAGATAAAAGAAAATTAGGTTGTGAAAATTTGATTGATGATTTTCTTTTTGACAAAAAGAAAATATTTGGAGAGAAGCACAATATTACGATTGATGACCGTGATGTAGAAGTCTATGCACAAGACATTCATGAAGAATACCCCAAAAACGAAGCTGTGTATTCATTACTAAATGACAAATGGATTGCAAAACCACACAAATTAAAAAAAGAATTACTGGATCACACGCTAGTAAAAAAAGCAATTTTTTACAGAAAATTAGTCAAAAGACTTGTAAAAGAAGGCAATGTAAAAAAAATGATTAAATTTAAAGAAAAATTAAGAAAAATGAGACAAGCTGGGCTAAATCGTGAAGGAGAGTTTTCAGTAGAAAATATTGTTTATAAAGAATTACGCAATAGAAATTTACTAAAAAAATTAGATGATCGATTAAATTATTTAATCGATAAAAGATATTCTGTGTAAATTTGACAGATAAGTAAAAAATTTGCATCAAAGTTGAAATCTGATAAGCTAAGATAAGGACGAATTAACAGGAGGGATTATGAGAGACTTTGAAATATACTGTGACCTTGATGGCGTTTTAGTCGATTTGGCAGGTAAGATTTCAGAAGTCTACAAAGAAAATCTTCCTAATGATTCATTTAAAAATCATTTCAACAATTTAATGAGTTCTTTAAGTTCTTCAGAAAAATTAGATTTTTGGGTATCATTAGAAAGAACTAACGATTGCATGGAACTATGGGATTTCATCAAGCAGTTTACGCCAACCATATTAACTTCATGTTCAGAAACGCCAATTGCTTGCATTGGCAAAAAGAAATGGTGCAGCAATCATTTAGATGTTCCGTCAAGAAGAGTCATATGCGTTCCTCGTAGTTCCAGTAAACAAAATTATGCTGGACGCAATAGAATTCTAATTGATGACCTAGAAAGCAATATAACCGAATGGGAAGCATCTGGTGGAATAGGAATCCTGCACAACAATGCGGTTATGACATTGAAAATTCTCAAAGATATATTATATACCAAATACGATACCTATGACATTTAAGGATTATTATGATTAGTTTTTATGAATTTTACAATAAATTAATGTTGTTAGAAACTACAATTTCAGAAGACGCTTTATGGAAATATATACATCATATAGAAAAAAATCCTAATTTAGATGATTTGAAAACTTTTTTAAAAATGATGGAAAAAAAATACAGTGGTGCCAAAATGACAGGTCTTCTTAATGATTTTTTTGGTAGTATTACTCATGGAATTATTCCTAAACTTTCTAAAGCTGATCAAGAAGAAGCAAAAAAAATAATCAAAAATTTAAAACTTCACCCAGAAGACAATTACAGTCTTATTAAACTCGGATATAAAAAATTTGATAATTTTCACGAATTTGAAGAATATATTTCAAAGTCAATAGAAAGTGGCTATCCTAGCAGTGCTGCGAAAATTTTAATGGACCCTGAATATCAATATTGGTGGGAAATGATATCTCTTGATATGAAAAAAGATTTTCGTAATGCGCTTATTGATGAGAAGAAAAGAAAAGATAATCAACCAAGCATATCTGATATGTTAAGAAATGCTATCAGAGGTAATCCAGAAAAAGATGAGACAAAAGGATGGGATTCTGTATAATTTGGTTAATATAGAAAGGTGACAATGAAAAGTTTTAATAGGTTTTCTGATTTTTGTGAAAATAAAAATTACTCTTACATGTTGTTAAATGTTTTAAAAAACGCAGCAGAAAGAGGCATGACATCAACAAAATTTATAAATAAGATTCTCGAACCATGTTATTTTCAAGAATGGGAAAATCATTTAGATTTTATCAAAGCTTTAAATAACAGAATGTCGTTGATTAATGAAACAACTGCTGACGAAGCTAGACAAAGAATAGCAGCCATAAAAGAAAAACATTACGCACACATTATTAAAGCTACCAAAGAATCATTTAGAAAACTTTTAGATAAAATGCATTTCAAAGCAGCAATAGACATGGATGCTCAAGGATCAGAACCTGAAGCAATTAAGAAGAGATTTATTATAAAAGATCTTTATGACAAATTACTTGGATTTGTAGAAAAATATGATACTGAATTTGAACTAGCAACTCCTGAAGAAAAACCAGATATTCACCGTGCTGCCGACACTTTGAAAGCTGAATTTGAAAGAGGCGTAATGCCTTATGTAAATGAATACTTGAAAACAAATATTGATCCAAGATATGACAGTTATAATACAATTATTGACAAAATAAATGGTTCAAGAGAATCGGGAGTTAGAAAACTTGGAGGAGTAGCTAAAGACGCTTTAGCTAGAAAGATATATGCTGCTCTAAGAAAAGAAGGCATGGAACCAGTGTACAGAAGGAAAATCGAATTATTAGCCAGAGCAATTGGAGCAGAACCAAGAACTTTGGAGCAAATAAGACAAGAGAGAGGTGAAAGAGAAACAAGAGCATCAGCCGCATCAGCAGAGTCTGCTCGACGTGCGGCTGAATACCAAGCGGAAAGAGATGCTGCAATTGCAAGAGGAGACACGAGATTCAATCCTGATCTTGATTCAGCTTTAGGTTTATAATTAATCATCATTGAAATTTAGAAGCTTGGTAAGGTGTAATCCTATAGCTTTGCCAAGCAAACAAGGGACAGCATTTCCTATTTGAGTATATTTGGGCACTTCACGATCCCACACTCCGATTGACGGATCTCCTGCTCTTCTTCTGCCTCCAGTCATTCTCGGTCCCTCAAACAAATACCAATCAGGAAAAGTTTGTATTCTTGCCATTTCTCTTACAGTTAGTGACCTCGGCTGACTAAAATGCACAAAATCTTCAGGAAGAGAAGCTACTGTTATATTTGGACCTGATTTACCCCATGTTTTAGGCAACACCCTTATTGCAAACTTTTTTGTTTTATGAAGTGGAGAAATTTCACCATTATTGGCAATCATGTAAGCATATTTTTCAACAACTTTATCAGCATGTTTTGAGTAAACTTGTTCAGTAAACAAATCACCCTTTTTCATCAACGATCCATCTTTTCTCGTCCTAAATAACTTTTGAACTTCATTCAATGGATCAGAAATATAATTTTTTGTCTCAAATGTTTTAGTGTATTCTGGATCAACCAAATCTGAAAGAACATCATAGAGAGAAGGAGGATTGCCATAAGGTTTTGGGATAAATCCATCGATCACACCTAGTGGTTCATCAGGGCATTTAGACTTAGTTAAATTTTTAAGATGTGGAGGCAAAACATCTTCTCTAATGCCAACCATAATTATGCGAGGTCTATTTTGTGGTACGCCATAATCTTTTGCTAGTATTAAATCCCAACGTATGACATAGTCGTTCAATGATGCGAATTTTTTTCTAATATCGTCAAAGATCTCGCCTTTGTTTCCTGTCGGGTTCCAACGTGCATTTAAAAGACCTCTAACATTTTCAAACAAAAACATTTTTGGATTAACTTTTTTTACAACTCTTACCATTTCCTCGTAAAGATGATTTGATGGCATATCTACTTTAGCAATACCCGTAAATACTCTTCTATGCCCAATAGCACTATATCCTTGACAAGGTGGACCACCAGATACTAAATCTATTTCTTTAATACCAGAACTAGACCAGCTTGACAAATGTTCATCAATATGAGAATCTTTATAATCATATATGTCGCCAATTTGAATAATGTTTTTGCTTCTATTTATCTTATATGTTTTAGCTGCTTTGTCGTTTATTTCAGAAAACAATAAAGGTTCAAATCCTGCTTGTTCTAAACCTAATGAAAGACCACCACAACCGGAAAATAAATCAATACAATGTAAATTGTTTTCTTTAAAATTGCTCATTAACTACTGTAGTGAGCAAAGAAATAAAAAAGCAGGGTGACCATTTGATCACCCTGCTTTATATTTTATGGAAAGGTAGAAGCAAACAAAGGAGAAATTAAAACAAATTTGCTAATTTCTCCTTTGATCACAACAAAATTACATCCAGATGTCATGGATGATTCTGTTATCTTAAATATGCCACGCATGACATAATCTTTAGGTACTGACTGGTTGATAACAGCTTTTGCTATCAACCAGTTGTCATTACCCAATTGAAGACAAACAACTTCTCCCACTTCTGTTTCTTTTATCTTGTTGCCTTCTTTCTCCACCAATATAATTGGATTTTTGGAGAACTTCGGCACCAATTCCGACACAAATTTATGGGGAAATTGGAAGTTTTGACTATTAACCACATCAGTCTTTAAGACTTTGTAGTCAACAGTCATCTGACCAAAGACACAGAGCAAAAGAAGCATGTCGTCTCCTTACTTCTTGCAGCTAGGGCAATCAACACAATTGGTGCAAGTCTGAGCCTTGTTCACGCCTACCTGACGAAGAGTAAGACGATTACGCTTTTGAACTGGAACATATTCACGAGTAATTTCCTTCTTACTCACTAACTTAATGGGAGCTGCGGGAGCTTGAGCCTTGGGTGTTTCTTTAACAACAGGTGCAGCGGGAGCTTGAGCCTTGGGAGCTTGTCCCTTTTCACCAGCAAATGCAACACCAGCGGTAAGAGCGAAACCAAGAAGTGCCTTCCGTAACATGCTATTCTCCTGTAAAAGTGCGCTGAAAACCTCAACAGCACACCTACATTTATAACCGATCCCGGTAATCGTGTCAAGCTTACTTCAAGAAGCGAAGGCGATACAAAACGTGATACACTTCTTCGATAACATTGTCTAACAATTGATGTAAATGTGTATCACGTTTTTCAATAGCATCATGGGCAGCGATACAAAATTTTCCTAAATCTTCAAAATAAGCAATTGGTTCCATATCTGGAGCTTTACTTAATTCAAATTTAACCAACCCATATTGACCAGAATAAACTTCGTAAAGAGTATCTACTAAATCTCCAAATTTATCATAGTTTTTCAATGCTTTGTGTTCTGCATAAGATCTAGATTTAGCTAATAAATGAGCTTTATGAGTAAAATCCCTTGCCTCAAACAATTTAGATATTACATTTTGAAATGTTGAAGCAGATTTAAATTCATTCAGACTAATCATAATTTTATCTCCAAGCATAGATATTATAGTTATGAAAACATTTAAACAATTTCTCACAGAGAGAGAAGATTTGTACAAAATAACTAATGATGAGCTTAACAAATCGTTAGGTCGTGATGATGATCATGATAATAATATAAGAATAAATAAAAAACAAATAAAATTTCTTCAAAAACATCTTCCTGCATGTCCTAAAGCCAGAAAAAACACAAGCCTAATTGCTACTTTAAGTAAATCAAAAGATTTTTCGAAAGTAAATTATGTTATTCCAAAAACCGAAAAATAAAAACATTTACTGGAAAATACATACAGCAGGACTAATCAATCAAGTAATGTCTATAGAGACGGGTGCTGGTATTGCTTTTATGGAAAAAGCACCCATTTGTTTTTATAAGACCCGTGTAGATAAAAACAGAACAATAAGTCCAAGTGGAATAATACCTGAAAAAAGAAAAAGATTATATTCGGGATCAAGCATACCAATAATTTTTGATTTGCTTGACATTCCAAATGATATATTCTATTCAGTAATCAATCAAAATGATATTTCTTCTGAAATAAAAATTAAATGTTTAGAATTAAATGATATATTGGGATTTTACTACAAATGTCAAGATGGACCACATGAAACAGAATTTGCAGAAGGAAGAAATTTAGTACCATCAGTAAATAATTCTAGTGTCAATTTTGTTAAATTTACTTTTGCTTTTTATTCACGCTTTTTTTTTAACAGACCACCTGCATTAGATTCTTTCTTATCAAGATTAACATTTAAAAAAGAATATCTCGATTTAGCAGAAAAGATTGCTAAGAAATTAGGAAAATTTCGTGGTATGCACATCAGACTAACTGATCACGCAAACAAATATGACACTACCCCAGAGAACATCGCCAATGGTCAAAAATACTTCATAAATACAAATTTGCCATTAATCGTTTCAACAGATGATAAGAACAGAGTTTCTGACAAAATTAAAATAAAATGTATATTTGTAGACGATATTATAAACGATGAGTTTGATAAAGAGTTTATGAGACTTCCTTTTCATAATGAAATTGTCTTTGGCTTAATAAGTTTGCTAATTATGGGTTACTCTGAAGAATTTGTAGGAACCCCCGGAAGTACATTCTCAAGTTATATTCACAGATTGATAATCAATAGAGGTTTAAAAAATAACCTTAACTATATCAAAGCAGGAAAACCATTTGACAATTATAAGCAAAACGGACCATTCAGTTGGAATGGCTTCGAAATGCACACAAATACGAAAAACTGGTGGAGAGAGTGGGAGGAATGCAAACTATGCGTAACAAAATCCTAATAACTGGTGCTGGTGGTTTCATCGGTGGACATCTCACTAATCTTCTTAAAAAGAACAACAACATAATCTGCTTAGACAAGAAACCATTAAGCGAATGGTATCAATTACATGACGAATGCGAAAACCTAATCAACAACCTAATGGACTACAGCTTTATAAAGCACCTCCTTAAAGAATGTAAACAAGTATTTCACCTTGCATGTAACATGGGCGGAATGGGATTTATAGCAAATAATAAAACTGATTGTATGCTTAGTGTCATCCCAGACGCAAACATAATAAAATGTTCGATAGAAAGAAATGTAGAAAGATTTTTCTTCGCAAGTTCTGCCTGTGTCTATCCTGATTACGCACAAGGAGAAAGATTAATAGATCTAAAAGAAGATGCAGTCTATCCAGCAATGCCTGAAGATGGATACGGTTGGGAAAAACTATTCGTAGAAAGATTACTAATCAACGCTAAAGAAGAAGGCAAATTAGATTCAAGAATTGCAAGATATCACAACGTATATGGACCTATGGGGTCATATAACGATGGAAGAGAAAAAGCTCCAGCAGCTATGTGTAGAAAAGTAGCAGAATGCGTATTAGGAAAACACAAGGAAATTGAAATTTGGGGTGATGGCAATCAAACAAGAAGCTTCATGTACATAGATGATTGTATTGAAGGAACAATGAGAGTATTCAATCATCATGAGTTTGATATATTTAATATTGGATCAGAAGAACAAGTATCAATTAATAAACTTTTAGACACAGTTGAAGATGTAGCAGGTAAAAAGTTTCCCAGAAAAAATGTTGTTGGTCCTAGAGGTGTCTTAAATAGAAATTCAAATAATGAAAAAGTTAGAAAAATTCTTAAATGGGAACCAACTATCAAACTGCGTGATGGAATAGAAAAAACATATCAATGGATTACCGAAAAAATCATAAGATTAAGTATATAATAACAATTACATTTTTGGATTAACATTATGACGAATTTTTATCATTGGTTAAAAAACAGGAATTCTAACTACTTTCTTGAACAAAATGGTCAAAAACCGGGAACACCGCCCCAGCCACCAGAAACTCCTGAAACAATGATTTACAGTAACAGCTTAACTACAACTGTTGCAAATAAAATTCATACAAATGTGATAAATGGTATTAAAAAAGCTTATAAAGATACTGTTGTTCTTGTTAGTCCAAAGCTTGAAGACGCACGAAAACATGTAAATTATTTGATTGGCTTTCAGGGTTTTCAGCGCGAGCCGGGAGAAAACATTAATAAGTTAAGAAAAGAATTAGCTAAAATTGGGAGAGATGCGTTTTTAAATAAATATAAAGAAATCATAGAAAAAGACAGTATAAAAGATCTTGTAGACAAACAAAACCCCGAAGCCATGCCTAAAGATGATCCTAATGAAATGATTCCAGCTGTTAAAGGAAAATTTGCCGTGCCAAGGAGGGTACTCCAAAAGAAATTCGGTCTGCCAACAGAACCAGAGTGGGAACAAAAGCCATTCCTTAGTGATTTAGATGACGAACCAGACAAATGGCAAAAACTTCCGCAACATTCATCATCTAAGGGAGATGCTGAAGCACTGGTTAGATTAATCACTCTTGAAAATAGAATGATTAATCTGAATAAGGAATACGAATCGCTATTCGGCAGCCTTGATTATATACTTGGATCTAGCAAACAAGAACTTGCGTTCTTGGCTTTGCAACCGTATGAATTACTTGATATAAGTCCGAATAACAGAGGCACCATAAACCCCTTTGACCCAAAATTCGGCAAAGATCGCACATATCCACACGGAGGAGAAAGATTAAATAACGAAGTTCGAAAATTAAAAATTTCTAAAGATGATGAGACAAAATATGATTCCCTACTTAAAGTTTGTAAGGAAGCGTATAATGGTCAAAATGAAAACAACATTAAAATTTTTCGTGAACAACTTTTAGACGCAATGAGATGGGGTCTTGAATCGGCAGAATTTCGAAGAAAACAATTCCTTCCCTATTTATTTAAAAATCCCAGTGAAATCCAGCCTGTTCAGGATTTTATCAAAAAATTTGCAATATTAGTTGCACAAAGAAAAATACAAATGGAAAGAAAATTATACTAACGGTTTAATTTATTCTATATTAGAATTATATCTTGTCCATTCCAAATGATTGTGGAAAATAAAATATCATAACAATTAAGCATTTTGATGTATCCTATTCACTCTAATGAATTCTCCACATTTTGGCATATCTTTGATGTTATTTGCACCGATGTATGCACAAGAAGACCTGATACCACCTAATACTTCCTGCACTACGTCATCTACTGGTCCCTTAGCAGGAATTATAAACTCTTCGCCCTCTGATGCTCTATAGTCCTTTTTACCTTCTGCATGAATTTCTTGCGCTAAGTGACTGCTCATCCCATAAAATCGGTAATGCTTCTTGCCATTTACCATTATTTCTTCTTGGTCGCACTCATCTGTTCCACTAAACATACTGCCAACCATTACGAAATCTGATCCAGCAACATATGCTTTAGCGATATCTCCAGAATTCTTGCATCCACCATCAGAACAAATCAATCCAAGTTTCTTTACTCCATTGCTGAGTCCATGCGCTACATGACTACATTCGTCAATACAAGTAATGGTTGGATAACCAACTCCTGTAACAATACGAGTTTTACATGCTTTGCCCGGTCCAATTTGACACTTTGCAATATCTACTCCACCATGCAATAATAATTCTTGAGCCATATCTCTAGTTGCTACGTTTCCTGCAATTATAATTGATTCCCACAGATAGCTTCTTACTTTCAAGCAGAAGCTTACAAAACAATCCATATGACCGTTTGGTACATCTATACAAATATTAGGCTGATAACCTAATGCTTTACTTATTCTTTTTAATTTTTCTAAATCATTATCACTGAAACCGATGCTGACCCAAACATAATCTCTTAAACTTTCATCTTTAAAAAGTTCGATTAATTGGTCTTCTTCATAATATTTGTGAAGACAAGTAATGATCTTGTGTTTTGCTAATGCTTTAGCCATTGACATTGATGCAACTGAAGTCATGTTGGAACACATGAGTGGAATGCCAGTCCATGTGCGAGGAGAATAAAGAAAATTAAATTTTCTTTCTAAGTTGACATTCTTTCGACTTGAGATTGTACTGCGTTGAGGAACAATTAAAACATCATCGAAATCAAGACCAATACCATCACGCAGTTTCATGTTCCAATACCTCGTTCTCTGAATTAAAAACTCTAATAGAGAATGAGTGTTTGATCCCCATTTTTACATAAGGCGCAGCCATAAATTCAAGAGTTTTTTGTGCATCATTTTCATTCCAACAAACAATTGGCTTATTATCGCCTATGCTTTGATCATAATCTTCTAAATGTTGATTCCTATACCATTCTGGAATTTCTTCTGCTTTAACAAAATCATTCTTATTTTCATCAAAAACTAAATAATAAGAAGGCTTAACCATTTGATCGTATATTTCTAATAGCTTTTCTTTAATCAGAAATAATATGTTTGCTTTCTTTGTATATTTCCTTATTTCTGTTTCTTTGGAAATATATGGATTTGTCTTTTCTATAAAATGTTTAACTTCTTGTTCAGATAGAATACTTGGAGTTGTAATAACATCCACTTCAAATCTCACCTTTTTAGCTGAAAGCTTAAGATTCAAATAAGCTAAATCATTTTCTTTTATACTCTTCAAATCACTTAACTTTAATATTTTTCGAAACATTATGAATTTAATTATGTCATCACAATTTTTCATATAAATATTAATCCTATTATTAATCACTTTCAAGATCTTCAATATTATAAGTATATTTGTGAGTGTCAATGTATTTTTTACGCAAACTGTGATATAATTCTTGTGTCGTCTCATCCTCGTCTTCAATAGAATTTGTAAGACTTCCGGGTCTATATTCAGAAGTGCTGCAAACAGAATAAAGGTCACTACCCGAACCTTCATAATAGTCACAAGCGAACCATTTAATTGCAGCTTCTATTGAAAACTCATCTACTTCCCCATGCATTCTTATCATAATTTGTGTTAAAAAGTTAACCATTTCGTAATATAAATGGTTTTTGGACATTCTAGGTAACGTCTCTCCTAAAACTTGCGCAATAAACACTTGTGGTGGTTCTTCTTTGCTTTCTACATTATCTCTAATGGTTTGAGAATCTTCAACTCTACCAATTCTTTCCAAATAATCTGCCAGAATCAACATGCTAGTATCGTCATATCCTTCTTTTACTTTTTTAACTAAACCATCAAGAATGAAATCAGAAGATTCCATAAAATTTTTAGACCCAAGAAATTGAATGAAACTTTTCATTGAAGTATATAGAAAAACATCCATCATTTTTGATGGATGTTTGTTAGCAAAATGGAGAGTTACAGAATCGAACTGTATGTGCTGGTATATAAGACCAGACCTCAAGCCATCGAGGACACTCTCCAAATTGGGCTTACACATTTATTATAATCAATCTTAATTAAAAGTCAAACAATTTTTCAATATTTTACAAGATGTGCAGAGCCATCACCATGTTCTGATTCTAATTCATATCCAAATCTTGGATTTTGCAAAATTTGTGCTAAACGAGGATTAACAACCCAAAGTCTTGTATAGACTTTAGCATCTCTCTCATTTTCTATGGAATCACGTTCTTGTTCACATGCTTTAATCAATTGCATCCCAACCATTTCGTAACCTTGCCATTCTGGATGAACAACAACATCAAAGCTGTATACCAATATTTCTTCACCAGTAGAAGAAGAAGCATCATGATCAGCTTGAACATTTGTATAAGCAGCACCTATGACATCTTCATTATCATTCAATGCGACAAATGTAAAATCCTTACTACTGTCTATTCTTATGTTGACCATTTTGGCAATAGCCTCAGCTTGTTCAGCTTCTTCCCATTCTTCTGGATCAACATGTTTAATGATTACACTTTCTTGCAAATGTAACCATTCCTTAAATACATTCATGCTAATATCTAGTGATAATCATGATTTTTTGCAGGTTGGACAACTTTCTTTCCGATAGTTTCGCTTGTTCCTAATTTAGCACGATCACATTCTAATCGATCATCATCAGTGTCCTCAATTGGTTCATCCAAATGATTGTTCAGCCACAAACCACCAGAGTTTTTCAATTTGTCATAAATTTCTGTAGAATTTTCTATTCCTAAATTTTGACATATCAGTCTAACAAGATGATGAAAATCTTTACTTTCACTCCAATTAGCTTTGATTGATTTGAAAACGATGCAAGCAATATCGATACTATCCATTTGAAATCTCCGCCATTTCTTCTTCTAAGTATTTTGGAACACTTCTAACCATATCACGCTTCTTGAGTTCAAGATAGCCATCATATGTTAATCTGATTCCACCAGTGGAAATAGTGACTAAAGCCGGGTTGTCTATTGTAGAATTCATCAGACATGGCAACACACAGCTTTTAAGTTCTTTCTCTCTAATGTTAAGAGCAATAGCAACCCGTTCCTTTGACATAGCCCTGCAACTAACAAACTTAAGTAATTGCAAATGCTTTAAAGGCATACCATGCATATCAATCTGATTTTCTTCTGCTACTTGGACAGCAATCTCATGCCAAGTCTTTTCTTTATGGATAGTTTTCTCCATATCCATTTCTTTGGCAAATTCAATTGCTTTACGAGGCAATCGAGACTGAAAATGAGCAGCTAAAGAACATTCAACTGCACCCCAATGTGGGAAATTTAACTGTATAATTTGTGCAACTTCTTTCTTTGTATATGGATTGAGAGCAATTTCTGTGAATCTGCCAACAAAAGCATCAAAGAGATCAGCAGGATCTGTAGTTGCTATAATAAAAGTAACCATTTTAGTATCGATATACTTCCGATCTTCTGTCAAAAGAACTCTATCTTTAGGTTCTATTGCCTTAAGTAGACCGTTTTGAAAAACTTTATTAAGATTGTGTGCTTCATCTATAAAAACTACACACGGAGGAACTTGATAATTATTTTGAGTAATCTCTCTCATCTCAAGTAAAGGCTTACGTTCAATAAGCTTTTCATTGATAGCATCGAATATATCATTAAGAGTTTTGATAGATTTAGGATGGATCTCAATAAATGGAAGATTAAGAATTTTAGCATAAATTCTAGCGAGAGTGGTCTTGCCTACGCTTGATGGACCTGATAACAACCATGCAACATCAGAAGCACAATGATTAGGTTTCTGAAGAGCGTTGAGAAGCACTCTTGCCATTTTCTTTTTAGCAAATTCTTGTCCAACATAACTATTGAAAGGACTGGCAGGATTGTTAGAATCAATTAATGCTATGCATTCCTCTATTGTGGGAGCTGCTGGAAGACTTGGGTTTGGTGCCAAGACTGGATCGTAATGAAATAAAAGTTGCTTCTGTCCCATTGGTATTCTCCTTGCCGCAATTGGCAAAGACCATTGTACCAAATGGCTGTTGACGGTTCAAGAGCATGTTTTTCTGGGCTTGCCATAATTTAAATTAAAATTATTTGTTTTTATGATAAATAAACATTATGAAATTTAAAAAATGGTTAAATGAACAATCTTATGTTGGCATAGAAGATGCCGACAGCTCTCAAATAGAGAGAGTTTATAAAAAATCAAGACTAGCAGTTAAAATTGTTCAAGATTATGATAAACAAACAGGAAATAATTATCTAACAAACATTACAACCATTGCTCCTATTTCAAAAGCAGGAATCTTCGGTCTTTATAATTCTGCTGAAAATAAAGCAATTATTGGCAAACCATATAACCAACAAAAATTTACTTTCTCACAGGAAGAATTGGATAAGATGGCTAATCTACCGGCAGATGTTTTAAGACAAAACAAAATTCCAGAAGAAATTATCAATTCTATTCAACCAACTGATACGATTCGTATAAATGTATTAAATATTTATGATACCTTTAACAAAGCTCAAAAAGCTGGCAAGATGAGTCCTGAAGAGGCACAGATCAATATCATTAGGGAAATTGCCAGTACGATTGTCCATGAAAGTACGCACGATAAAGAACGCCGTAAGTCCGGCAAAACAAGCGAAGCCGGTCCTGAAGCTGCGGAACAGAAGTTTTCTTCTTGGTTTGATCAAAACTTGTCCTCCTTGAAGTCCAGATATCCAGAATTAGTTAGAACTAATTAAAAATGGTACTCCGCTATATCCTTGCCATAAATTTAGTGGATAAGAAAATGTCTGATCATAAGGTTGCCAACATTCAGAATCATTCTTCCAAATAAGAATTTTATCTAATTCTACAGATAAAACAGAAATGGTTTCTTCATCAATGAAGAAACCTTCTATAACACCACATTTACAACGATTTCTCGTTGATTCCCAATTTATACAATAAGAACCACAATCTTTACATTTAAGTACCATAATTTCCTCCTACCACCATTTTATTTGATGGCAGAAGATGTGTCAAGATTGTTTTTATTCACTCTGATAACATTATGACAAGCGCAATTAAACCAAAATGGACAATTGCATCTGTAAATTGGGATTCTTTTGAATTCATTAAATATCAATTAAAATATTTCCATGAATTCAGCGAAGATTTTGAATTTATAATTCACGATAATGAAAATGTTAATGAAACGCAAGATTCTCAAGAAATTAAAACAAAATATCCATCAGTGAAAATCATACATCCAACATGGCAAGGCAGAGGTGGAGGGGCACACGGAATAGGTCTTAACGAATGTTTGAAAAGAGCAAAAGGTGAGTATTTCCTAGCAGTTGATCCTGATTTTTTTTGGATGAAGAAAAAAATATTGCCATTCTTAGAATCATACTTTGAATGTGGGTATCACGCAGTAGGCACTGAATATATAGGAACTAGTTTTCCTATGCCTTGGGGAGCAGCTTACATTACAGAAGAAATAAGAGATTTAAATTTGATGGCAAAGACTTCCATTTGTGAAGGATGCAAAACTTGGATTTACGATAGAGATTATGATACAGGATGGCAACTTAGAATAAGACTTGGAAACAAACCCCATCATGCATTTAAACAAGTACTCAATCAAGTTCCAGATTTAGGAAAATTCAACACAGGATATACGCAAACATATGTACATGATGAAAAAGTAATTGCCCATCATTTGAAGGGTGGAAGTCAAATAGAAACTAATCACACTAAAGAACAAGTAAAAGAAATAAAAAACAAATATACAGAATGGATGTGGAATCAATTATATGATTAATCCATACATGATGCTATCAATATATAATCCTCGTTTATGGATTTGTTCTTTCCTAATGCCTTCTTGAACAAATCCATTCTTTTCACACATTTTTCTGCTGGCAATATTGTTCTCTAAAATCTCACAAGAAAGCTTTCTTAAATTTAATATTTGTTTAGAGAAAGAAATCCCAGAAGCAATTAATCTAGTTCCATATCCATTTCCTCTGTATTGTTTATAAATATCACAAGCAATATCAGCAGTTCTATCAATATAATTAATGTTAGAAAGCCTAAAGCTTCCTATATCATTGTCTTTATCCATGCCTATTAAAACTAAGTTTCTTGGCTGATTAACATTTTGATCCAAACTTTCAAACCATTTTATTTGATCTTGTTCATTTATGATTGATAAAGAATGATGCATATCATTAGATTCTTGCTTGGCAAGCATAAGATTCTTCAAATCATTTCTATGTGCTTTTCTTAATTCTAAATTAAAATTGAACATTACCAACCTCTATTAACCGTTTCTGCTATGTATTCCATTTCTTGCTGTTCTAACCACCAACCACATGGCAGGCAAATCATATTATCGCAAACGTAAGTAGTTTGTGGTAAATTTATATTATATTTCTTAAAACAAGGATGCTTATCATTCCTATCATGCACCCTGCTCACCATAATCCCTTTATCAGTCATAAGTTGAATAAATTTCTCTCTATTTTCCACAAAAACAGTAAAAATCCATTCTGAACTGTCTCTATCATCTTTGTTTTCTGTAAATTTAACATTTTTTAAGTTTTCTCTTAAATATTTGGCATTTGACTTGTGTTTATTGATTATTTGATTTATTTTTTTAAAATTTTCGATGCCAATTGTAGCAGCAATATCGTTCATATGAAATTTAAACCCTGCTTCTTCTATCATTTGTTCACATCTGAAATCAGCTTTAGTAGTTCTGTCTAATCCATACCAACGCAGCAATTTAGCTTTTTGGTGAAAATAATCATTTGGACAAATTAATGCGCCTCCATCGCCAGTTGTTAAATGTTTAATAGCTTGAAAACTATATGCAGCAAAATTATTAGTCCCTAATTTTTTGCCTTGATAAGTTGACCCAAATGCATGAGCGCAATCTTCTATTACAAAAGGTCTAAATCCAAATTTAAGTTTGGCTCTATCTAAAATTTCGTCAAGTGAATTCATGTCAACAGGATATCCACCCCAATGAACAATCATTACAGCTAATGTTTTTTCATCTATTTTGTTTTCTAAATCAGCAAGATCAATATTGCATGTGTTTGTATCAGTATCTGCCCATTTTATATCAAGACCATTGTTAACTATAGAAGAATTGGTTGCTGTACATGTCAATGGTACTGAAATAACTTGATTTCTTTTGTCGTTTGAAAATTCTTTAATCATGTGTAAAGCAAGATGAAGAGCAGACGTGGCAGAATTAACTGTATTTACATAAGGTGTTTCAAGATAACTTCTTAGTAGTCCTTCAAATTTTTCTACTTTTGGTCCTTGTCCAATAAAACCTGATTCTAATACTACACCAACCTCTTCTTTGCACGAATTTGCCATAAACACTTTAAATAAAGGTAAATTTTTCATTACTATATTTAAGCATGGAACCTAAATTTACTTCAGATTGGTTTAGTCACAATAATTTTAAATGGGACGTTTATCTTGAAAAGTTTAAAAACAAACCAAATATTAATTTTTTAGAAATTGGGTCTTATGAAGGCATGTCTTGTTTATGGTTATTAGAAAACATATTAACACACGAAAAATCAAAAATCACTTGCTGCGATGCTTTTTACGATGAAACATATAAACAAAAAAATGGAGTAAGCTTACAAGAAACATTTATAGCAAATACAAAACAATATTCAAATAAGATAACTTTAATTGATGACTATAGTTTTATTTGTTTAAGAAAATTAATAGACAGAGAAAATAAATTTGATTTTATTTATATTGATGGTTGTCATGCCGCTAAAAGTGTGCTGGAAGATGCTGTTCTTAGTTTCCATTTAATCAAAAGTGGAGGCATAATTATATTCGATGATTACAAATGGGGTAAAGATTTGAAAATTATAAATAGACCTCAAGCTTCAATAGATGCTTTTTTAACAATTTATTCTAATTGTTTTCACGTTTTGAGTATTCACGAACAAGTAGTGTTAGAAAAACTATGATAAGTGCTGTTGTTCCAGTAATGAATCGTAGTGATCGCATTATCCCATGTCTTAGTACTTGGATAGATCAAAATGAAATCGGGGAAATTGTTATCGTTGATTGGTCATCTACTATTCCAATCAGAAATGATTCAAATCTTGAGAAATTTTTAAAACATTGGAAAATAAGAATTATCCGAGTCAATGAAGAGCCATATTTTATATCAATGTCGCATAGTTTAAATGTTGGTATTTTTCATGCAAGAGGCGATCATATTCTGAAAATAGATATTGACTATCAGTTAAAAAACAAAGAATTATTAAGATCTTTAGAAAGAAGTCAATTTAATAAACATTTATTTTGTGGAACAATACCTAATGAAG